GTCGTAATAACATCATGTGGTTGTTCAGGAGTTGCCACATCTCCTTGTATATTATCAGTACTAGCGGGTGGTATATAAGAGAAATGAATTAACCCATAATCATTTCAATACTAAGGACTGGGGTTGGGTGTAACCTAAACCCTTCCCTAAATAGGGACTTTGAGGATCGCTCTGGTGACGTTTAATAAACATATCCATTAATTACTAAGACAAGTCATTAGATTTAAAATTATTAATAATTAGGTAACTATATGTTTACTTAGATTTTGGTTTCCATTAAGACCATCACTGGCCTTTAATTTTGCGAGAACTTTCTAACCATTGTTTACAAAGTTCTTCCCAAGAAGGAAATGTGGAGGGCTTCACGTAGAGATCCCATTTCAACTCGGAAACAACTTTCTTCAACATAAGAGACTTTTCTTCAAATAATTCTCTTCCATGAAAGAAATATTCACGCACGGCTGATGATATGATATCAACACCTTGTTCTGGTTCACTCACTGTTTTAGAATAATTCCAAACAGTTAATGATTTAGCGATTGAAGCCAGTTCTAGGGGACAAAGATAGTCACCCACATCAGGTTCATAACGCCAATTCCTTTTGAGAAAATTTGACTCAGCAATATTACTCAAAGGGACACTCTCAGCCAATTTATCAGCCATGGTATATTCTATTCCATGTTTGGCAAAAGCTTGAGAAATGGTGGTATGATTGTACCAAGAAATTTCCGGGGAAATTCCCATGATATTATCATCACCATAAGTCAGAAGTTTCACATTTTTCCTAAACGAAGAAACTTCTTTTTCAGGATTGAGATACACATACATGTACCTCATGTACAAACTATTGACCAAACTGTTAATAATCACAGTCAAGGGATGTCCAGATGGATTTGTTCCATCTAACTGCAGTAAGTCTCCAAAGAAATCAATTAATGGAAAACTTGTATCAGCAGCTATGCCTTTCATGACATTGACATCTTCCTCATCATATTCGCCTTCTTTTGCCAATTCAATTAGAATGTCAAAAGCAGCCAACATAAGGGAGGAATACATTTTCGTGTCATAACCTGCAAAATCACCTGCTACAATCCGATCTTCACCAAACACGGTCAAATAGCGATGAATATCACCCCATTCAACACTTTGGGCTACTGTTCCAGGAGCAGCTTCAAAGGCATATTTATTGTTTTGCAAAAGTCTTACAAGTGGTAAATAATACTTGCGCACAACATGTGAAAAATCACATGGAGCACCTGTGAAAACTCGCGTTTTCCCAACTTCAGCCTTCGCATGAGTTACGGGTTCATCCTTAAGATGAGCACAAAAAATGGGATGCGATCTATACCCTTTCTTCAGAGTTTCTTCAATAATATGAATACGATCCATAATTTCTTGATTGTACTCAACAGGATTAGGAGCTTGATCACTGGGTTGTCCTGGATTCATGAAAAATTTCTTACTTCGTTTCCATGGATTGCCAGCACTTGTTGCTCTGTTAATTGAATCAACATAAGCAACACCTGCTGCACCATTGATAGCTGTATAGTCATCAAATGGATGCAACTCATCAAGTTGTTCTCGAGGCAGTTCAGATAATATATCTTCTAAATAAGATTGCTTAACTAAATCAATCACATCTTGTTGAAAATTTTCGGGTTTCTTGACCATTTTGGTCAATGCAATATTTTTCGGTCTCCAGGTTTGGAGATCAGGCTTAGTATGAGTTATTGAATACTCAATTGGATCCAACAAAGGAGCAATTGGAGATTCATCAACTCGGGATTTCATATTAGATCGGAATCCATCAAATGATCCGAAAACTTCAGCAGTTCCCTCTTCAATAAATGAAACGGGGGCCTTCTTGTGAAGTTCAATTAAATTACGTTGAGCTGAAGGTGCTGAAATCAGAGGGGTACCTTGAATAGGACCGTGATTTGAGAAATCAAGTTCATTTGTCAAAGGAGTTGCAAGTGTTGTATGAGTATTTACTTTTCCAGCAAAATGCAAACCAATGATTTGAGGTCCTTGAGGACCCAAATGAACATAAATTTTCCCACAATCACCAAGGATGGTGGGTTGCTCAACATGAGAAACCCAGCATTTAGATAATTTAGGTAATAAATTAGAATGAAGAGTGGTTGAAACTTCACTTTTTTCCACTTCCATCATAGTACTTCCCATGTGACCAATTAGTACACCAGGTCCACAAGATTCAAAATCTTTGGAACACAAATAGGGTGTAATATCTCGCACAGGGGGAAGAGATTTAAGGGTTAAAATACATAAATCGCGATCGGGATACCGACGGATCTGAGATTCATCGACCCAAAATCTACGTGTAGAATTAACTCCGGAATCATGGAAACTACCTTTAGTGAGCTTCATGAAGAAACCACCTTTAGGTATGGTATGATTATTGGCAACATATTTGTTACCAACCATTCCAGTAATATAACCGAAGTAACCTTGTCCTTCTTTGCCTACTTCTGAAAAGATTTTGTACATGTTCTTGGAAAAAACTCGTAAAACACTTTCAATATCTTGCTTTCCTACACAACGAGCTTGTGCAGTTCCTTCTCGGGCTTTTTCAGGTATGGGATTCTTAACCCAAGGATTTTCACGCTCAAAAGCATGAGGGATGGGCTTGGATTGTTTAGCTCCTTGAAGATTGAAAGTCCATTGTGAAAATTTCACAATACCGATTCCTAAACAAATTGCTGAACCAAGTCCTGCCAAGAACATAGGTCGAGAAAGAGCATTGGCAGCTTTACTACCAATATTACAAAATTCTTCTCGTGCAGAAAGTTTCTTAAAGGAGAAAACCTTCTTCACTTTCCCCCACAGATTGTAGGGGTTGAATATATTAATAATTTTCTTAATAGATGTATAAAATATAAGATCATAAGTCAATGATCTAATTAAAAATAATAATAAGGAGATTCCAGTAATAAAGTTACCAAAATCAGAGAGTGCACTTTCCATACGTAAACATTCACACATGTATGAAGGAACATGACATTCCTTACAAATTGTGACTTGTTTCATATTTTCAGTGCTTTGCTGCATTCGTGCTTGATTGTCTTCATGTTCGAAAATAATCGAATTATACCAGATGAGGAAATCCTTGAGATCAAGTTCTTCACATCCAGGAATGGTGACAATATCTGCACCCTCGTGCGAGCGCGAGATGTGTCTACTTTTCACTTCTTTCACTTGAAAAGTCCACAAATCAGGATATCCATCGAATAGTGGTGCTTTGGAGGTATCCAATGCTCCTCCTGCTTTAGAATATTCTTTCTTCACTTTAGGAATAATAATATATGGCATACGCCTTTGAATTGCTGTAGCATGTGAAACATACATATTAGCATTCAGATCAATAACATTTGTTGTACCAATAACCAATCTTGGTCGGCAAGGTGTTTTTCCCTTATCTTCCAAGGAAGCTTGATTTGGAACAAATGGTGTTGGATTAATTAATTGAATAAGATCTTTTAGAGTTGGATCAATATCAGAACAAGCACTGGGTCTAAGATAAGCAATATCATCTAAGATAATAGTATGTTGCTGAGTTGAAAATCCATCCCAAAAATCAGAAGCAGGATTTCGAACATATCTATATTCATCACCTGATGGTAAACCAGTGACATTACAAAAGTGTTGTGCTAACATGTCTTTAACAGAACTCTTTCCAACTCCACTTTCACCATATAATAAAACAGCCAAAGGAGGCTTACGCGTCTTTGCTGCTGCGGTCTTCGTGTGGTATTGATTCCACATATTCTCAAGATCACTCAACAAAAATTTGAGTTTCTTGACATCATTATCATCAAATATATCTTTCCGAGCTTTAAAAAGTCTCAAAAGATTTTCGCCTTCTTCGCGAGCAGCATTTAAATTTCCAAGAAATTCAGATTCTGTGAATCCAGATGGTTCTGGATTGCAAAGAAAAGGAAATTGATTTTTAAGTTTCAGGACTTTATCAAAAAATTGTCCATAGGCTTTACTGGAATGTAAAACACCAGAATAATCACCATACTTATAAATCATATAACCTTGTTCGGTAATATATAAAATTAAATCGAGAACACTATTCACAAAATGTGTGTGAGATTTGTGTTTACGACGAATATTGTCACTCTCCATACGAGAGTAACCTATTGAATCAAAACTAAGTCCCAATTTAGAAAAAATTGAAAAAGAAAGAGAAAATAGAATAACTTTTTGCA